TTTGCTACCTGAAATTTCAAGCTGGACAATGGTTCCAAAGTATTTCCCGACCATAGTGGAAAACGTTTTGGTTCCAATCATTGGGTATTGCTTTGTGCGGACTAGCTGCTTGTTCGGTCCGGTTCCTGTATATTCCTCGTCATAGAGGACGTGGGTTAATACAACGAAGTTGGTGTGCCTTCCTACTTGGACAACCTGAAGAATGGATTTCAACCAGTTATTCACTGTTCCCCATTCTTGGATCTGTAAAATTGCGTCCTCTGGCTGTCCCTTGAGAAGGGCATTTACTCCGCAATCTGTTAGCTGACTTCCACTATCTAAGATTACGAGGTCATTGTGTGTCAGCTTTGTAAGGTTGAACTGCTGGAATGCCGCTTTTTCTTGTATGCACTTTACACAGTTCATCTTCCCGTGTGCTTCACAGATTGGGACATCCTGTGCGCTGCTGAACATCCTAAGGATTGCGTTCATTACGAACGGATCTTTCCTCGTGTCCAGCATGCTAAAGAGTTGGATTTTCTGCAGCGCGGCGTCAGGAAGCCCCATCGAGAGGATTGTATCCTTTCCATTCTCTAGGTCCAGCCAAATGATTTTTCCGATTTCAGGAATCATGGCCGCCGTGGCTGCGAAACGAGTCTTTCCACTTCCACTGTCGCCGTAGATTAGGATTGCGTGACTACCGCTTTCCTTCTCTCGTGCTTTTTTAAGAGCTAGCATGTCCATGTTTTTATTTCCTTAATATGTATTATCATGTATGTTACGGCTTCTCCCATCCTGTGAACATATTGCATTTGTGACAAATTACTGCGCAATATGCTAGTCCAAAGAATTTTCTCCAAAAACTTTGAACCTGCCCGCGCATAAAGTCAGGGTTTTCTGCTCCACAATGTTTACATTTTTTTTTTCACTTTATGTGGCGCACATTCTAGAAGCCAGCTCTCTATAGGCATGTTTTTATTTCCTTTCCTCCTGCCAAGCGTTTTCACTCTCTAGTTTTCTTGCCAGCTCCAGCATACTTAGTTCTAACTGAAGAAAATGTCGTTCTTTAGTTGGAACCTCGTTTGCAATTACCTCAATAGTAAGGTCTGAAATCATGCTGTTAAGACATTTTATCCTTTCTTCTCGCGTCATTTTACAGCTCTCCCCTAAGAATTTTGGCCACTAGCGTGGAATACCCTGCGGCGTCATCCCAATGATCAATAAGATTTGCATTGCCAGCAACCATTCTTCCGATTTTATGAAAGACCATATCCAGAGCTTCCTGTTGTTCCATCGTAAGAGTCTTTCCCATGATTTCCAGTTCATCACGCAGAACCGCTTTTAGTCTTTGCGTGCACCTTGCATGGTCTCGGAAATTGCCATGTGTTTTTTTCCTTTCCGAGAGTATGGTTTCTACTATTCCGATATTCTTATCAACGGTTTCTTGTGTTTCCATTTCCGTGCCCTCAGAATTGATTTTGCGAATTTAATCTCGGATTTCAGCTCACTCGGCTTGATACGATAGTCTACAAAGTCCCAGAGGAAGGAGGGACTATCGGCTGAATTCCAGACTTTATTGTCGTTGCGAAAACGGTATTGCACTCTCATACCAAAATCATAAAGATACTCTACTGCTTTTTGATATTTCCCGCCTGGTTTATTCATTCCATAATCCTTTCCAAGTGATCTTGAATCAAATCTTCCAATTTGAACGTGAACTGATACTCATTCGTGTCCTCTTCTTGAACTTTCCTTCTGTCGAGGGAGTGGAGTCCGCATCCTCCAAAGTGAAAACACGGCTTATTATAATGCAAACATCCAGCCAAACGCTGTGGAAAGATTCCCATATCGAGCTGACGCCGCATCCGTTCCACATCCATCCCGAGTGTGATGAAAAAATTAAGCCTATCCTTTAGACTCTTTGTGAAAAGCAAGTCATGGATTTTAGGCTGGAAACCATTGCCAGATCCGAGCTGGCCGACGAAATAACCTACGTCATAATCACTATTCTCCTTTCCGACTACAGAATCGATGACTATACTGTAGCCAATGAGCTGCGGACTGTTTGCATACAGAGGGTCAAGAGTCAGGAGCTGAAGTCCTGTTGTTTTGAAATCCTTAACCATGTACTTTCCGCTGTACCTGTTCCTCATTACCAGATCGACATACCCTACATAATAAAACAAATCATCGATGTCGATTCTGAAAGAAAGTTGCACAGCGGGCTTATCCTGAAAGGTGGCGACTTCCCATTCTTCCATCATCGTGTCGAGATTATACATCGATGCAAGGACTAAATTTACTGCCACCATTTCATTCTTTCTGGCGGTTTCTGGAATGCAGATTACGTCATCTTCCATCCCGTGATAAGCCAGGTAAGCATCCCACACAGCCTTGTCCTGATAACCAGTTAGAATGTACGTCGTACATCCTGCTTCATAAGCATGTCCGAAAGCAAAATGCTCGTTGGTTTTTCTTCCTTGATAGGATTCCAGGAGTCGCCTGAGTTCGAACTTTCTCTCACAGGTTAGGTATTCTTCAAGTGCTGAGTTGGACAGTCTTATCTTCATCTTCCTCTCCGCTCATCTCTACGATTCTAGCCAACCACATTTCAAATACTTCATCCGTTGAGATATCTGTATGCATTTGACTAAGCGTAATCAGGACCTTTAATTGTTTTTTATCTGTGATGACGTTCATCCCTGGCTATCTCCTTCTTTTGAAAAGTAATCCATCATTGCTCTGTGCACTTCTGCATTTGTATGCATGTACAAGAGGTCACAGACTGCATTATCTGGCTCGTTCTCATAATGTGCAATATCCATGTTGTAGGATTTCATCGCATTTAGAACAGCGTCTTTCCACGGATCACTCATTCCTTTTTCTCCTCCGGTTTATACAGTTTCTGTGCGGTTGGAAGAAATGAACTAAAGCCGGCGCTCACTGAGTAATATATAAAACCCCAAAGGAACCCGATTATTACTAAGGGCAAGGCGGGGAGGGTAACTAGGAGTTTGAGAAAAGGTTTCATATCGGCTAGTCTAAAGAAAGATCAATCGAAAGATCTACTTTCGTGCTTCCTTTCCTGCGGGAAGACGGAGTTTCTTTTGTCGCAGCTGCAATTGCAGTTCCCACCAGTCTCTTGATTGCAGCGACAGCCATTCCGATATCTTCAGGAAGAAGCAATTCACATGCTGCCGGATTCTTTAGGAGTACCATCTTCAGATCATCCATTTCCGCTTTTAGGTCCGTTCCTGAAAGCTCTGAGAGTTGTGCGACTCTAAGTTTGATTTCATGTGCTTCCTGTGTTAATTCTTGCATTCTTTATACTTCACTTGCCAGATAGTGTTGGTGGTTTGAGAGTGCCATTTCTTTCTTCCTTTGTTTCACAAGGTTGGATATAGCTAACGCCGATCGCCGATCGTCATTCCTCTGAGAGATCAACTTTCGACAGTTCGGCCAATTTTACTCGTGATACTGGCCTTCGTCTTACTAGAACTGTAGCACGTCTGGTTGCAAAGACACGAAGATCAATCCAATCAGGGTCTGCTTCATCTTCTTTCACTTTGAACCGCAGAGTGACTGCTTCCCAGGGAATTCCTTTGCTATGTGCCCTTTTTCTAGCGGCACTCTTGGCGTTTATGATTCCCTTTTGAACAATTGCGAGAGAATCTTTTGCGATTGTAATCAGATATCCTGCATCTTCCGCTGCTAGGGCGTCTTGTAGGATTTCTTGATAGGAAACTTTTTCTACGCCCGTTTCTTCATCAAATTCATCATCCTCTAGCTCAAAATCAAGATCAGTTTCGTTTGTCTTGATCATACTTCATTACCTCCGTAATAGTTTCGAAAACAAGAAGTTTGCTTTCCTCCTCAAGTGTTAGTGAAAAGCTACGTAAAATCGCACAGATCGTAGCCCTTTGCATCTTATTTGTTACATTTCTTGCTGTAAAATTCTTCACTGCGGAAGTGAGGTTCCTCACCACGGAAACTTCTGCCATTTTATATTCTTTCCTGTGTCGTAAATTACTGAAAGCGGGATTCCTGTCCAGTTCTTTATTGACTGTAGCATTGGAACACCTTCCCACATTGTTAAAGTTCTTGGTTTTATTTCAGGCGGCGCTACTATTGGTGCCAGCCACTGAGATAGAAATGCTATCGTGTATGCTAAGTCTTTCGGGTCTCCTTTAGAAATTAGTAAAAGGAAAACACTCAAGGGCGTTCCATTTTCCTTGAGTGTTTTCCGTGCTTTAGCTGCCGCCAAAAGTTCTTCTAATGATGACATAATATGCAATTAAGGATTCTTACCCTCGGCTTTTTCCAACGCACCGGCCACCAAGCCTTGTCTATGAGCTGATCTTGACCTTGTTCTAGTTCTATATATCTAGCACCTTTGTCCCACATTCTCCCGTCATATAACTGGAAAAACTCTGGGAAAAGCTCCATAAATTCTTCGTCGTTGAAGAGGTCGTAGTCATCAGTACCCATAATCTCCCTCAGGGCATAATTTAAGTTACAACATACCCAATTAGTGCCACACCCGCGTATCTTTTCCAAAGCCAGCATATAAATTGCTCTTTTCATGTCATCCATTTCCTGTTTCCTTTCAGATTAGAATTTCTTTGTGCAAGAGACACCATTCAGTGTCATGTTTGCGTTGAAAAATTCTATTTTCTCTGCGATAGAGTTTCCTTTCAGCCTTCTGTTGGCGATTGCCTTGTCGATCATGAACTGTTTCGCAATCAAGACTACTTTCTCAGATGCTCTGGTTACTGCGGTGTAGAGCAATTCATTAAAAGCCATGATGCTGTGATCTTTGTGGAGAACGATTATTACTTTTCTCCACTCGCAGCCTTGACTCTTATGAACTGTGAGGGCGTATGCCAAAGAAAAAATGGCTTCTGAGAATTCCCCTGTTTTTCTTAGCCGCAAGACTTCGCCTGTATCCTGAAGTTCTATTGTTACGACATTGCTGGCTTGGTGAGTAAGTTCTTCAATATCTTCTTGCGCCATCGCTTCAAGATCTACATCTACACCTGCTAAACCGTTATCTTCGTCCATATCATCAAGGTCGAAATCTGAATGATGCATAACTCCGAAACGTGTAAGGTGTTTGCTCGGCGGTCTGGGGGATTTTCCGGCGTAGATACGATTTATATCTATTTCTTTTATGTACCCAACCTGCTTATTGTACATAATTTTATCTCCGACAGCGAGGTAGAGCTTCCTTCTCCCTGCGATAACTTCCCAGACTTCATTCTGATTCAGGAACTGGGCGATGTGGCTATTCAAGGAAGTGGAACCTAGGGCTTGCTTTCCAAACGGAGTTAGGACGATATCCGTTTCTGGATTGTATTCCCCAGCTTCGTACCACTTTTTCATTGTGTTTGCGAACAGCGTCGCCATGATATGCTGGCCATGTTGTTTTGGGCCACCTTCTATCAGCTTAAAGTCAGGCCCGTACTCTAACGGATTTCCATCAAGAATGTTGTGGGCGTTCTTGAGAACGAGACTATTAAATGCTTGGCGATACACTGTTCGTAATTCTACTATGGGAAGTTGAACCAGTGCATAATTCAGAATTGAGGGGCCAAACACAGGAGGAAGCTGATTGATGTCTCCGATGAAAATACACTGTGTTCCTTCTTTCATGGCGACAAATACTTTTTCCCATAGCGGGAGATCAATCATGGAAGCTTCCTCGAATGCAATCATTCGTGTCGTGAGAGGATTTGCTGCATGGCGACGTGGAACGAACCTCATTGAGTCTTTCTGAGTTTCTGGATTCCAGTAGAACTCTGGCTCGAACTCAAGGAAGTTATGCACCGTGGTAATGTTAGGTGCGAAAAACTCCAGTTCGCTTTCTTTGCAGATCGCCCTTTTGGAATTTCCCGAGGCGATTCTCGTATATGCGACTACCGCTGCCGCCGGACCTGAGATTCTTTCTTTCGTTCCTTGAATCTTGAAGACGTGAGTTTCTCCCTTAAGACGTTCTGTTTTCAAGACCGCCTTAATTAATTCCCGCTCTGTTGTCGTCTTCCCTGTTCCTGCCTTTCCGATGATACAGAAAGATTTTCCTGCTGCGGCAAGCTGCACTGCGGTTTTCTGGTCTTCGTCCAAGATGATACTCGTGGAAAAGGTTTCTTTCCTTTCAGCGGTAGGTTGAACGATGATTGTGGGATTCACTGCTGAAACTGGTTTGATTCCTTTTTTGGCAAGAAGTTCTGCGAGCGTCATTTTCATTTCTATTTCCTTTCTCTTTGAAGGTAAGAACACACAAATCTACCCGAAGGTAGAGTTCTATATTCTTCTTTTTCTTCTTTTTCTTCTTTTTGTAGGAGATTCCCTGCCTCTCGTTTCCCGATATGGGAGGTCTGGGCTGACCGAGAGACATTCCTTTCTCTTAAAGAATTGCAAGAGGCAGGGAATTTTCTTTAGAGCTTGTTTAAGAACTCATATGCGTGTATTTCCGGTTCGCTTCGATCCAATCAATGATATCCTTTGCTTCTTTCAGACCAAGCTTAGAATATCCAGTTTGCTGTGGTTTGACGTATGAGCATTCCGTGTTGATGAACTGTTCGAATTTGTTATTATCATATCCTGATGGAATCCATTGTATCTCACCCATAGGAAACAGGCCTCGCAGATACTTTATAGCTTCCACTTTATATTTTTCGAAAAGCACGTCCAGCAGCGCCAGAAAATGCTTATGTTGGAAATCGGGTACCTCTTCATTAAGAACATAGCGAAGATATTGCTTAATACGCAAATACATTATTTCTTCATTCTTTGTCAGCGTGGTTTTGTGCATTTTACTCTCCTTCCTAAATAGTTACTGCCAAGAGAAAAACAACGAGCGCGAATCCTAATGCATACAGATCACACTCGTGTCTTTGAAACAAGGTGTTACTTTTTGCTATCTTTTTTATGGTGCTCTTTTCCATTCTTTTTCTCGCTTTCCTTCCTTTGCTTCAGATACACATCCCAGACTTCCTTCGTCTGGCGCTCAGTACGGCAATTCCTGATTTCCTGCATGGTATTCCACGTCATAGCTTACTTCCTCCTCTAGGATTGAAATTACTTCAGTCAAAGAATAGACTTGCGCCAGCTTCATGCACTGTTCTGCTTTTCTGTACCCACAACTGGCTCCCACGTAGTCGAAAACAGCTTCGGCCAGTGCTTCCTTATCTTCTGTTCTTTTTGTGGGAAGATGGCGTGTCAGCTCTTGGAGTCGCTTCAGACTGTTAAGGGCTTTCTCGTTTTCGGTCATGTTTTATTTCCTTTCTTCTCTCTTGATCAGACGAATAATAGCAAAGCTCGCTCCACCTTGCATGGTTTGGAAACTAACGAGCACTCTACAAGGAAGGTTCTCCAGAATAAGAACTCCATCGGAAAGACTGTCGAATTTTATCTGATAGTTCCAGTTATTCCTTGTGAGGAACCCTTTGGTTATATCCTCATCAGTGAGGATGTGTTCCATTAAAAAAGCCCTAAGAACTTCAGGGCTTTTGTTCTTTAGGCTGAATCGAACAGGTTTTTCCATGTCAGTTTCCTTTTTCCTTTGCATCTTTTCTCGCCTTTGCTTCGGCCAACATTTCGGCCAACGTTTTTCTTGGCTTCTGGAATGTTGCCACCTCTTCTTCGAGATTTGTGTTCTTATTAATCTTGATGCTTCCGAGGATGATCGCTAGGCTTTCCGCTGCCTCATCCTCCTTCTCGGTGAGGAACTGAACATATCTTGCTTTCTGCTCTTCGCTGATTAGCAGGACATTATTGCCTGTTGCGATATGGTGGAAGATACTACAGGCTTTCGCACCGATCACACCAGCGTTTTTGAGTTCGCTGGCAAGTCGCTTGACTGTCTCCCTCTGGCTTGTCGTGAAAGCAAAAGGCTTATTCTTCTTCTCTTCTGCTTTCCGTGCTGCAGTCAATTCTCTTTCCTCTTTGAGAAGCTCTGCTAGAATGTCATGAACAACTAGACTTCCCTCTTTCTTCGGGTAGAGTGAGTCCCGGCAATCTTCGAGATACTGTTCCAAAGACTCTAAGTTTGTTTCGGTGGAGAATGCGAAATGTGGCAAACGCTCTGAAAGCCACTTCTTATCAGAACGACATTCTACGATTCTTCTCAATGCATGGATCAAATCGGTGCTTACGATGTGGCTAGTTTCGGCGAAGATTCCTGTGAGAATGTTATTTCTTTTTATTGCAGGAAGATGATCTTCCACCAAGGAACAGGAGTGCATCATGGCAAGAAATATTCCTGCCTTGATTTCTATCGCTATTTCCTTCAGTTCTGAGGCGGATAAGGAAGCAATTGCTATTGCATTTCTGTATTTCGCCAAGGGTGAATCATATTCTAAGGCAAAGGGCAGTGCCGGAATATCTGCCAGCGTCAGAGAAATCCCCGTTATAGTGCATATTGCCGTTGCCGCATTCGTGGTATTTTGCTTCATTTTATATTTCCTTTCTTTCTTTCTTTGTGGTAGGGTTGCTAGTTTGCATCCTATAGTGCTTTCCCATTCTTACATCTAACACCTGACAGGAAAGCACTAGGTAGATAAAAACTAGTCCTCTTCTGGATATACATACCAAGCAAGAGGTTTTCCATATCCCACATCTACTGCGGTTGCGAACCTGACCCTCCTTGAGGACAACCCAGCACTGCCGGGAAGAAATTTCCACATTGTCTTTTTTAACGAAGCTGATTTTGTGTTTCCTTTCGTTGTGGTGGAGGGCAGGCGACAGGGCGCCAAGTGGGATTGTGGCATGCTGCGACCGACGTGTCAAGCGTGGCGCTAAGTGCCTGATTGCA